TTCCTCAAGCATCTCATTGTAGGATGTGTCATCTACAGATTTATACATGATTTTGTCATTGCGCTTTGCAAACTCACCAACCATTACATTTACAACGTTTGGTATAATTGGAAAAAACTTTAACTCAAATGCTGATTCATCTTCTTTTGTCAGAACATCAATAAGCTCTGCCATGTCATTATCTTCCTCAACAATATAGTCTGTCTTGTCTATAATACCATTGGCCAATTTGTAGTTCTTTAGCAAACGTCTCGCATTTCTGCGTATCTGTTTAAGACCTTGCATCTCATACCAATCCATATTCCAAGCGCCCCATGCTTCATCTTTTTCTGATGTTCTTAAAAATTGTACAGGTTGAGTAAATGTACCCATTCTGTTAGTTTCAACTTTGGCGCCATTCTTAAGTTGCAGTGCGTTAAATATTTGCATATTATCTCATGTTTTTAAATGGATTCCTAGGTTTCCTCATAAGTGCTGATTCTGGAGTAGTTGTAGAATTGCCTATATGACGAAATGGACTCACTAATAAGTTACTATTTTTATTTGGGTTTTGCAAGTGTTCAGTATTTTCATGCTCTGTACGTTTTCCAAATCCTCTATTTGATTCTTGTACTTGTGCAAATGCTACTAGCGCACAGAATGCTACCAAACGGTCAACGTTAAGTCCATCTCTATATGCCTCCATTTCTTTCAATAACATTAAGTCAGGTATTCTTTCAACACCATAAGTGACTTTTGTTATTGTTCCATCTGGTTTTGTTTCTGTATCAATCTCTTCTTCAAGAAATTGTATTGCATAAGATACAAGATTTGACTTAAACATTGTACCTGTATTCTTCCAACCATACTCTTGAAACACGTTGTTATTACTACCTAGTTCTTTCAAGAACATAATTTGATTTTTAGGCACAAGGTATTTTTGTTTGCGTTTTGAAATCATGTATTGTATAAACAAATGAACGTTATTCTCAACAATAGTCCAAGCATTGTAATACTGTATAATTAACTCAAGACGTTCATGTGTCTTTTTTAAGTCATCAAACCTACCACACCATGCAGCTACTATGTTGTCACGCTCCATTCTTACTTCTACTGAACCATCTTTTTTATGCACTTGTACTTCTTGTGATGTCTTGTAAACAAAGATAGAACATAATGAATCTGACGTAGTTGTTTTTCCTTCAGAAACAGGGTCAATAGATGCATAGTATGTTCCAAACTTAGGATTCTCAATTGGTTTTTCATAGATTATTATTGCACCTTCTTTGTTTTCTGTTTTTGGAGAAATTGGAAATTCCATAATGGGTAACTTGCGCGTAAATTTCTGAACAATCTTATCATCCTCCCATATCAAATCAACATACTCTGTAGGATATTGTTTTTCTTCTATACGTCTAATCTGCTGTGCAACAAGATGTTCTGGAAATTTTGCATCTTTTCTATAATCAAAAGCCTCTTTAATGTTAATAGGTTTCTGAGAAATACGCAATCTATAATCTTCAGGTTTAACTTTTTTCTTCCAGTCTTCACGTTCAAGAAGAATCATCTCTAATGCTTTCTCTACTTGTGAATTTCCATATTCATCAATACATGGAAGCATTGACCATTGTTCTGGTATAAACAATCCACAAAATCCTCTAGTACCTTTATCATCTAATAAGTCTGTTGGCACTGCAAGAACATCTTTTGAGTCAGGATTAAGTATTAATTCTTTTAAAGGTTCACATTGATCTAAATCACCCACAGAACCTGCCACCACAAACATACCTGTATACATCATACCAGATTTCATGGCTGGTAAAAGGTACTCTAAAGTAATGTTCATCTTTGGTGCAATTCCTGCTTCCTCATGAAAGAATAAAGTACATGGACCACCAACACCATTTGTTGGATCTTTTTCAAGAACCACGCCCATGATAACTGACTTAAGTCCAATATCAACCTTTCTACCGCCTTGTGTTACTTCAGTCTTTTGTTCCCAGTTAAGAACTTTATCTGGATTACATGGACGATACCATGCAGTGTGTTTATTTAGAAAGTTGCGATACTCTTCCATGAAACGCCATGTACCTTTCTCATTGATATAATCTTTTAGAGATCCTGCCATCTTAGCAACAGAACCTTCTTCAAAATAGAAGAGATTTATAATCTTACCTGAGTGATAATATGATGATGCAATTTGACGTTTCTTCAAGATTGCCACATGTTTGTTTTTCAACTTTGCCAACTCTTCATAAAGAGCCATGTGATACTGTGCATCACGCACATCAGCAAAAGTAAATCTGTTTACCTCTTTATTATAGATTGGTAAAAAGTTTAACCACATGTAATAGTCACGTGGTAAATACCAACTCTTATCATTATGCTTATAAATTACTCCATTCCTACATTTATTTTTTTCTGTATTCCAGTACTCTACAAAGTCTTTTGAACGCTCAGGTGCAATGCAATAAATTCTTTGATCAGTAAATTTTCTACCCTCTGCATTAAACATTGTAGAGCATTCATCAAATTCATACTTACCAGGTTCTTTGAATATGCTTTCAACATAATTGGCTAAGTCATCTTGTGTCTCAAAAGACGTATAACTCCATTCTTTAGAGTTATGATCGTATGTTGGTATTTCTCTATACATGCTAAAATGATGGTCTATCAACCAGTAAAGTTACTGTTCTTCTATCAGAAAAATTCCAAGAAACATTTTTTACTACATAATTTTCTTTTCCAAGTTCTATCCAATCTCCTTTGGCTGGCACACAAGGCAAATCTCTTTGTATCAAAGGTCCTTCTGTAATGTGTTCCACTTTAACAAAAAACATAAACTGTTCCATATTATTAGAATTGATCATATGCAAGATTTTGCCCTCCTCTGACATGACTTTTTTGTTCTTCCATAAGGTCTTTGTATGCGCCCTTATACGAGCCACGTATCTGTTCAAACTTTGCTGCTGCATTGACCAGCGGTGTGATATTACCATCACGACCATGGTGTATTGGGGTATGCTCCATATATGTAGCAAGACGATCCAACATAGATTTGATACCCATGTAAGCCCTGTATGAAGGTGTCTCATACAACTTTTTGCAGAATTCCAAAGCAATAAAAATATCTTCATCTTCAGTAGAAAAATCTGCTTGAAGCTGTGCAAGTATAAGTTCTTCTTTTTCATGTTGACGTACATCAAAAAATGGATTAACATCTGGATTAGGACAAGTCATATAGAACAAATACTGATAGATTTTTAAAAAATTATCAGGATAGTTATCCATTATGTCTTTTAAAGCTTTTAATGAGTAACAGTGTTCTGTTGGTACTATTACACTATTTTGTATGTCAAATAATTTAATCATTATTTTTATTTTTTGAGAAATTTAATATTTCATTTTTGTTGTCTTTCAACCACTGAAATATTGTAATAACTTCTTCCTTTAAATATGGAAGTTCATATGGTATTACTTCTTTAACAATTGGATCTCCCTGTTCAGTGCGACTAACAATAGGGTATCCATATTGGTCTTCACCTTCTACTTCAAATACTACATGATGCAAAATTAAACTGCCTGGTTGCAGCTTTGGGTTATGTTTTTGAATCATGTACATATATGCAGAAAGTTGTAACGCATAGTGAAAGTAATTACAATCATCCAGATGTGAAACAGGTTGATTTAATTTTTGAGAAATTCCTTCCCAATTTACAAATGATTTTAATTTAATTTCTTTGTTTGTTTTGTAATCTGTAATGTGAATTTTACCATGTGCAATCTCAACTAGGTCTGATTGACCACACACCCCAACAGATCTTACATAAACAAGATGCTCAGGATAGATACCAGCAAGTAACTTTTGTGATGATGCTACCTTGTATCCTTTATCATTCAGTATTGGTTTAATCACTTGAAGACTAGCATTATGGCGATTGATAGTATCACATGCTACAATATCATTTTCGCGTTGATCATGATACCATGTTCCTAAATCTGTTGCACGCTTGGCTTCAGCTTTCCATATTTCTTGTATTTTTTCTGGTGACATACCTTGCCACTTCTTGCTACTTTTGGAACTTTTTTTTGATATTGATTTTGCGTCAAAAGGCTGCT